CTGTGATTTCCAATCTTCTAAGCAGTGCTTGTTTTGAATCTTCATCAAGGTTTGGATACCAATCTTGCGGGTGCAAATTCGACGTAATCCAGATATTTTCCGCAACGAGAGTTTCCCCGGAACCTTTGATTTCGATGTTGACTGGCCATTTGTCAAACCATCGCAATACATGTGAGATTTCGACTTGTCCTCTGAATTCGTCGATAACAACATTCTTTTGGCCCCGGTACCCATCCCAAAATTTGGTGGTCGGACCTTTTGAGTAGGCATCAATGCCCGCTTCATTCCACGCACGATGGGACTTCCCAGTTCCCGTGAGCCCACAATAAACCCTGCATCTTCTTTCAACAATTCCTGGGTTTGAGTGTTCGACGGCAATTTTCTTAAGGTTTGTGTAGCATCTGATGTAGATATCTGCTGGTATGGCGTCGAGGTTCCCTTTTTTCGCATTTTCTCTAACATCATCCCAATCTGTGTCAGAGTTCCTTTTGATCGCTTTGGTGCCCAACTTAAACTGAGTTCCGGCAATTCTAGTGTCCTCTTTCCAGACATAGTCTTCCGCTGACTCGCTTCTTGTGACTTCTGCGTGCACTTCTCCGAACAGTTTTCTAACTGCTGCGAGTCTGACTGCCCTTTTGAATCCGACCACCAACTGCCAGTGTAGGAAGCCCCCTTCTCCAAGTTCAAGCTGTCCAATAATGTAGGCGACCCCAGCTGGAAGATAGGGGGTGAACATGTGCTGGGGGATTGTAAGTATCCAATATCTTGCTTGTCCTCCTCTTCCTCGATTAACATCGGGTGCTTCTTGATTGTCAACTCTTCCTCGTCGTCTTGAAACAAGTTCAGCCATTCCATATTATTTTGAGGACTGAAATTGTGCACATTTTGCTCTCTATTTATACTCTTTTGAATTTCACGTCGTCTTATCGATGGTTTAGCATTCGCATTATTTTCGCGTTTATTAGTTCGTGTTGTTTACTTTAGGGTTAGGGTTAGGGTTAGGGTTAGGGTTAGGGTTAGAGGTCAGGGTATGGTCACGGTTAGGGCTATTTTCAGCGGAGCTACATTTAACACCTTATGATTTGGCCACGCCTCCCGCTAAAAACAGGTGTACTTCACATAACGTTCGAGTCACGCAACGAAATGGTACCCCCCCTATTTTGATTATCGTTGGGCCACGCCTTCTGACCGGCTCGAATTGGTTAAGGACGTTTGTCAGGGCCTCGAATTGGTTAAGGACGTTTGTTAGGGCCGCTGATTTATGCCATCCTGTAGGTACCCCCGTCCCAAAATTTTGGGACGCAGTATTACCTACAGGATCGGCATCCCACGTCCCATTTTTTTACTATATAAGGAAAATTTTCGCATTCCGTTTATTCTTAAAAAAAATAATTAATTAATGGCTAATGGAAACAAACGTAGAAATACTTTCTGGGACTCCCCAATTGTCCGTAAGAGTCAGAAACTCTTTCATGACCGTTATTCAACTCCTACTGGATACAATGCTAGTCGTATATTCCAAGACGGGCAGAGTATCTATAACACTGGCCGTAATATGTTTGGTGGGTCTCGTAATTCTTCTACTCGCTCTCCACGTGTTAGACTTACCATCCCTCCGTTAACTCCCAGAATCAGACACCGCGGAGATACTAGAGCTAAGAAAGGTTATGGTGCTCAAACTTCAAAGTCTGCTGGTAAGTTGCGCACTCGTAGAAAGCCTCGTAAACCGAAAGGTTGGCAGGCTGGTAAAGGTTTGACTCAAACCTGGGAATCTGGTGGTTCTATTGGTGCTCGTAATTGTTTGTATGTTGGCCATATAACCGGTCCTAAAGACCGTTTGTACGAACAAGCTTTTAAATCTATTTTAAAGTTGTTGTTGATCAAGATGAATATTCGTATTCGTGATTTTGCTGCCCCTTTGTCTGAAGTTGGTTTTGTTACCGGAGATGATTTTCAGTTCCGTTATGCTAGTACTTCACAAACCACGGGAGTTACCGTTATTAATTACACTGTAGCTGGTGGTGAAACTTTTAATGCTATTGCTAATGGTATGTATGTTGAATGGCTTGATGCCAATTTTACTGATATTGTTCCTAAAAGTTTTGGTTTTATTCCCGGAACGTCTGCCGGACATCCAGTGGCATCAATTGCTTTGGAAGAATTGATGTTACATTTTGATATTAAGTCTTCACTTAAAATTCAAAATAGATCTGTAAATATTACCTCTGAACCCGGGGTTGAATATGAAGCTGATACCGTTGACAATGTTCCATTGTATGGTAAGTCTATTGGTGGTACTGGTACTGGTGTTTTAGCACGTTTTCCTAATGCTACTGTTCCTGCCAATGTTGTTGGTCAAGCTGATAATGGATTAATTACTCAAGTCACTCTTGACGAAGATCAGGAAGAACCGTTGTCTGGTTATTTTTTCCCTAAGTCTACTCAACAGGGTAAAATTCACTTGGACCCTGGTCAAATTAAAACTAGTGTTATAACAACCAAACGTAATATTTCTTTGAAGTATTTGTTTAGATTATTTTCTACGTCTACTTATAATCAACCACTTACATCTTTTGGTAAGTATCGCTTTTTTCAAATTGAAAAAATGATTGACACTGGTGTTGATATTAATATGAGTGTTGCTTATGAGATTAATACATCTATGAGTTGCTTTGCTACTACAAAGTATAATTGGACAACTGCTCCTATTTATTCTAAAATTCCTGCTATTGAATAAATTATTTATTACAATACAAACAATCTTCACATACACAATAATACCATTTTTTTGATTTTCCTCTTCCTAAATGATCACATCCACATCCAATCAGACCGTCTGAAGATTCATCGTCATCAATTACTATTGGGTTCTTCTCCGTTCCATCTTGGTCCATCAAATACTGTGATTTCCAATCTTCTAAGCAGTGCTTGTTTTGAATCTTCATCAAGGTTTGGATACCAATCTTGCGGGTGCAAATTCGACGTAATCCAGATATTTTCCGCAACGAGAGTTTCCCCGGA